GAGTATTTTATCCAAATGAAGATGCAAAACCAAATTTAATTTTGCTAGATTCACTAAAAGATCGTTATGAGTTTCCAGAATTGCGTAGAGTTGCATTAGAGCAGTACAAATATTGGAATCCTGACATGGTTATCGTTGAACAGAAGGCATCAGGCACTCCATTAACCCATGAGTTGAGGCAAATGGATATTCCAGTTATGACCTTTACACCAAGCAAAGGAAATGATAAACACGTTAGAGTCAATTCTTGCGCACCGCTATTTGAGGCTGGTTTAATTTGGGCCCCTGATAGAAAGTTTGCAGAAGAAGTAGTTGAGGAATGTGCATCGTTTCCTTTTGGCGATCATGACGATTTAGTCGACTCTATGACTATGGCTGTTATGCGATTCAGGCAGGGAGGCTTCCTACCCCATCCAGAAGACTATGAAGATGAAAAAACGGAACCTAGGAAGATGGAGTACTACTAATGGCAGTAAATATCGTAACTAAAATTATTGAAATGCTTAAACTGGCAGGAATCGACTACAGCAAAATGGCTGGAAAGATTGATCCTAACAAAGTTAAGCAATTAGTTACAAAAACTCAAAAAACAGCTACTAAACCAAAATTAATTGATGCTTTGAACAAAGACAAAGGAACTTTTGGTGATGCGTTAAAAATATTCGAAGATGAAGCTCAATATATTTCTCAAATGAATGAAATGGAGTTAGCAAACTTTGCTAACAACCTAGATGACTATTTTAAAGTTGGTGGAAAGAAAAAAAACATAGAATCTAATGTAGTGACTACAGAAGGAACTCCAGTTACTGGAAAAAAATTAGAAACACTTTCTGAAAGAAAAGGTGCTAAAGGAGAAGTAGATACCGGTTCTCTTAAAGGCTCGGTGGAAGGTTTAATGTCCTTGGTCGATGAAATAAAAGGCATATCTCCAAAAATGAGAAACCAAATGGACCGTGATGAGTTAGCCAAGTTTATTCAAAACATGAGAGGTAGAAAATTTACTAATCAAGAAATTAAGTGGGTTAAAGAGTATTTAGATGATTATAGTATTGGCTTTGCTAAAGACAAAGCTACTGGAATGCAGTTTGGTAAAAAATTAGGCGCAAAAGACAGAGACGAATTTGAATTTGTTACTGAGTATGTAGAAAATCTTAACACAACATCTCCAGAAAAATTTAAAGAGATGTATGGCAATGTAAAACATGTCAACATGGATATTTCTAGAATAATTGATAACAAATTAGAAAAGCATTTTAAGAAAAAATATAAATGGGATGACACTAAAAAAGATGGTGGTCTTGATGATAAAACTTATGAAATGTATGAAGATGAATTATATGACGTTCAAAAAGAATTTGGAGATTTTCATACAATGTATGACACAAACCAACGTCCTAATATTTTTGGTATTAGAAAAGGTACAAGTTGGGTAAATCATCCCCGTGAATATTTAGATGAAGCAAGTGTAAAAATGGAAGAGATTACAGGTCAAGGATTAAACGTAGATTTTTTAAAAAATTACACAGACGAAGTTTTAAGTAAATATCCTGAACCAGAAAAATTCCAGTACGGTGGTCAAGTAATCAAGGGCCCAGATATGGGATCCACGGCCCACGGATCTTCTGAACTTGCATCAAGACAGAGAGTATTACAACCTGGTGGACAAATGACAACGTCAACAGGATTAAATTATTTATTAGGTGAAGATGACAACAATAGAATTCCTTTTAATGATGGTTTGTTAGTTCCTAAAGAAAAACCTAGAGCTTTAATGATGTTAGATAAATTAAATTCTAAAGCAGCGTTAAATACTCTTGGACCACGGTTTATGTTTGATATGGTTGCAAAGTATGCAACTGAAGCAAAAGAAAAAGGCGATATATCTGAAAGACAATATATGGAAATTATGCAACCGTTTTTTGGTAAAGGTGGCGAAACATTAACAAGAAAAATTGACGAAGAAAGAGAATATTTAGACAAATACGCAGACGGCGGTAGAATAGGATTTGCTGGCGGTGGAATGGGTCGTAGAGGATTTTTAAAATTATTAGGTGGTACAGTTGGTGGAATTGCAGCTATGAAAGCAGGTATTGTAAAATTATTAGGTGGACCTACAACTAAGAAATCTATTGCTAAAGGTATTACTATTCCTAAAACAGGGGGAATGCCGGATTGGTTTGAACCTTTAGTAAATAAAGTTATTAGAGAGGGTGAAGACGTAACAAAACAATTTGCAACTAAAGAACGAGAAATTGTTTATAGTAAAAACTTAGAAACTAATCCAAAACTTAAAGATGCAAGTGGTGCAGATGAAGTAGTTGTTTACCAAGACTTGGACGATGGTGCGATTAAAGTGGAATACCACAGCGCAGACAATTTAGCTGAAGGACCTGTTGAATTAAAATTTACTCCAGGTATGGCTGATGAAACAACTAAAGGTAAACCACCAGATGAATTTACAGCTTCTGAAGCTGAACCAGAAATTGTTAACTGGGATGGCGATATTGAATTTACTGGTGAAAATTTAGTTGATGACGTAGGCGGTTTAACTTCAGACACAACGAAGTTAAAAGAATATGCGGTAGGAAAAGATAAAGTTACTATTAAAGAAATAGTTGAATCAATTAAGAAGAAAAAAAGAGCTCAAAAAATAAATGAAGATCCTACCGAACAAATAAATTATATAGAAAATAAAGAAGGATACTCACCAATGGAGTACATTGATGAAAGTGAAAGAGTAGGTACATTTAAAAACACGGGACCTGAGACTAAAGGAATGAATCTTCCTGAGAAAAAAGCATTTGGTGGTAGAATAGGTTTTGCTGGTGGTAGAGGACTAAAAGCATTAATAGAAATTGCAAGTAGAATTGGATTAGATTTTAATCAAGCAACAGACGTTCAAAAACAAATTATACAAAAATATGGTGACAGAATTCATGATAAACTTTTAGACTACATAGTCTATGATCCTAATGCACAAAGACAAGCTGAAGTAATGGCTTCAATCGATGAAGCAGAAATTATGATGAATAAAGGTATGGCCCCTGATGACGTTCTTGCAGCACAAAAAAAATCTTTTAGAACTAAAAACGCATCCGGTGGTCTTGCAGGAATGTTAGGTGAATAATGAAGATATCAGATTACGCAAAAGCGCAAGGCTGGTTAAAACGACATGCCTCTTCAGAAAATAGTGCGGGTGAATGGGAAAAGTACGTAGCACTCAACACAACTCCAGAATTAGACGAAGCAATTAAAACTATAGACGACAAGTTTGGTCCGGAAACCGTGTTCCCTGCTTCTGAGGCACCTATACCACCAATGACGGACACTCAACGTATCATGGAGTTTAACGAAAGAAATCCGTACAGTGATGGCCAACTAGTAACACCATCGGCTGATGGATCGAGACCGGGGTATGCTGGAGTTTATAAAAGAAAAGATCAACGTAATGCATGGAGAGTTATGGGTGAAAGAGGTGGAATTAATGTAGCCAAGTGGTTGAAGAGTCAAGGATTAGAAAGCACCTATAAAAATAAAAAAGCAGCTGATGCAGCTTATCAAAAATTTTTAGATGCTAATCCAGATAAATTATCTGATGTTACAAAAGCTAAATGGATGAAAGAGGGAGAAACATTAGCAACAAAATTTAATACTTTAGTTCAAAAAAATTTTGATGCAGGAGATATGTCAAAAACACCAAGTTGGGAAGCTTTTTTAAAAAAACAAAAATTAAAACATGCAGGTGTTGGAACTTATCAAGCTCAACGTGTAAATCTTGGTGCAGTAGATATTTCACCAATAAAAAGACAATTAGCTGATAAATTAATTGACGAAGCTAGTAAAGATTTAAAATATAAACCATGGATGGAGATACAAAGAAAATTATCTCCTTCTGCAGATATAAATACTAGTATTTGGAGAGAATATATTGATAAACATAATAAAATTAATGGACAATCTGCAAAAGTTAAACAAGCTTTTGATTATTTAAAAAATAATGATGTTGCATTAAAAATTCCTAAAAATTTAAGTAAAACTATGGCACAAGAAGGAAGCCTTTTAAGAAAAGCCATATTTGGATTAACAGGTGTTAATACTAGAGGAATTAGAGAAGGATTAGCTGGTTTAGACGAAGCAACAAAATCTCAAATAGCTTTTGCTGATAAAGGTACTTTATGGACAGAAGGACAAGGTAGAACTTTAACTGAAATTTTAGATGATGCAGCTTATAGAATGGACGGGAATATTTCCTGGTCATCTGATATAAAAAAATTAGCAGGCAGACCAAATAAAAATGCTTTTGACTACGCTTTAAGAAATTTTAACTATTACGGCAAACAAGGGAAAGTTGGTCAAATTCAGTTTTATTATAAAACTGATAAAGGAATGAAAAATCCTATTAAATGGGATGAAATTGAATGGGACAATAAAGGTGGTAAAAAATTAAAACCTAGTAAAGTTTTCTTTGTAGATTCTACTGATCCTAACAACACTCAATGGACCACTGAAAAAATAGACGCAGATCATGCAAATTGGAAAAATAAAAAACCAACAGTTGGTTTACTTGATGAACTTTATCAAGCAAAAGATGTTTATGATAATTTATTAAATACAGAAGTTACTGATCCACGTAATCCTAAAGGTGCAAAAGTTAAATTTGGTAAAATAATGACAGATGTTTATGGAGAAGGTTACGATAACTTTGGTAATCCATATGCTATTGAACATGGAGATACAGTAGCTAAGAGCCCGTGGAAAAATCTTAGAATTGCAGAACAAAGAATTAATTCAGCACTTTATAACATTACAAGAAAAAAAGGAATTAGCAAAGGCGTTAGAAAACAAATTATTAATCAATTAAATAAACAAACTTATAATGTTTTTGATGAAGATGTTATAACTAAAATTACAGAAGGACAAAAACCTGTAATTAAATCTGTTTTAAGTGAAGGTAAAAAATATGATCAACCAGTTCTTAATAAAATGTTAGAAGATATCTTAGGACCAGAATGGTGTGGTACTAAAGCAGCTGATGGTGGTCGTATTGGATTTAGTACAGGAAGTGGTTGTCCGACTGAAGAAAAAATGAAAAATTTCCAAGAAGCAAAAAACAGAATTACTGGTGGTGAAGGAACTTTAGCTGATAAAGCAAAAATGCGTAAAACAAATTCAAAAGTCTTGGATATGGGAGATAAAATAAAAGATATAGGAAAATTTTTAAGAAGAGGAGTACAAGGAGTTATTGGTGGAGTAGGCACTGTAATTGGTGGACCAATTGGAGCATTAATTGAAGGTGCTATTGAAGGAGGAGTTTATGATTACTACAGAGGTAAAGGTTATAATGATGAACAAGCTTTGGCAGAAACATTGATACCTGGATTAGTTAAAGGAAGACCTGAGGGTGTACCTTGGTATGGTGGGGCGGAAGAATTAATAGAAAAAGAAAAAATTGGAACTAGATGGGATCCATCTGGAAAAGTAAATGCAGCTGCCAAATATGCAGATGCTAAATCTAGGTATGATGAAGAATTAGATAAATATAATCTTATAAACGCAAATATGACAACCTATGCAAATGTAGCTGATTGGGAAAAAGATTTAAACGCTCAAGCAAAAATACTTAAAGATTTAGAACCTTCTATTAAACCAGGCACTCCTGAATATGAAGCATACCAAACCGCAGAAGAAAGACAAACCGCTTTAATGGATCAAAGAGCAAGAGACTATAAATCTAAAAATAAATTTTTTGGTTTAGAATGGGATTTATCTCCAGCACAAATTAAACAACAAACACCAAGTCCTTTTATGCAAGAACAAAAACAAAAAGACCGTTATAAAGCAATGGATAAATATAAAACAACTTCTTGGGGAGATCCTATGAAAGATTTTACTCTTAAACCAGGAGAACGTTTTAATTGGGATGCTGTTGGCTTTGGAGGTGAACAAGGTATCAAAGATAAATGGCAACAAATTTATGAAATTGGAGGAATGGATCTCTTAGATAAAATTGGAATAGCTGGAGGAGTATCTAAAATGTCAAGTGGTGGTATAGCTGGTGTAAAGAAAGTTGATCCAAATGAATTAAAAGAAGCACAAGAAAAAATGAAAAAATTAATGAAACAATATAAAAATAAAAATCTTGATTGGGATGCTGTAAAAAAATCTTACAAGATTTGGACAAAATAAGGAGAAACAATGATAAAAAATAAACCTAAAAAGAAAAACCCAACTCTGGTTGCGCAGAATCCGGGTTTTAAATGGTGGGCAGTTCCACCTAAAAAGGGGCCATTATCACAGGGGTTGAAAGTTAAGCCAAAACAAGTTAAGAAGGTATAGGAGAATTTAAATGGCAGAAATTGATAAAACTCTCCCGAACATTAACCGTCCAGAAGACGAAGTTGTAACTGAAAATATGGAAGAAGTTGATGTTGCGGAAGAATTAGGCAAAGGACCTGTAGAAATAACTGAGGATGACGAAGGTGCAACAATTGACTTCGATCCTAATGCTATGCAGATGCCTGAACAAGGTGATCACTACGCAAACTTAAATGATCTTCTTCCTGAAGATGTTACAGATCCAATTGGTGGTCAATTACAAAACGATTATCAAGAATACAAATTTTCAAGAGCTGAATGGGAAAAAGCTTATATTACTGGTTTAGATCTTTTAGGATTTAAATACACAAATAGAACCGAGCCTTTCCAAGGAGCAAGTGGTGCAACTCACCCAGTTCTTGCAGAAGCTGTCACACAGTTTCAAGCACTAGCTTATAAAGAATTATTACCAGCTGACGGGCCGGTACGAACTCAAGTAATGGGCGCGAGTAATCCTGCAAAGGAACAACAAGCTCAGAGAGTTAAAAACTTTATGAATTATCAACTGATGGATCAAATGAAAGAATACGAACCTGAATTTGACCAGATGTTATTTTATCTACCTCTCTCAGGTTCTACATTTAAAAAAGTTTATTTTGACGATTTAGTAGGAAGAGCTGTTTCAAAGTTTATTCCTGCCGATGATTTGGTCGTTCCGTATACAGCTACCTCATTAGATGATGCGGAATCGGTCATTCATGTTATTAAAATGTCTGAAAACGAATTGCGTAAGCAACAAGTTACAGGTTTTTATTCTGATATAGAATTAACAAAACCTACAGGTACAGTTACAAATAAACTTGAAGAAAAAGAGAGAGAGTTAGAAGGAATCACTAAAACACAAAGAACGGAAGCCTTATACACACTTCTAGAATGCCACGTTAATCTAGATTTAGAAGGCTTCGAAGATGTTGGTCCTGACGGAGAACCAACTGGAATAAAATTACCTTACATCGTTACAATCGAGGAAGGTAGTCGGAAAGTTTTGTCTATTAGACGAAACTTCGCGCCCAATGACCCTAAGAAAACTAAAGTCCAATATTTCGTCCACTTCAAATTTCTGCCAGGACTAGGATTTTACGGATTAGGACTCATTCATATGATTGGCGGATTGAGCCGTACTGCAACTGCGGCTCTCCGTCAGTTATTAGATGCGGGAACTTTATCAAACCTTCCGGCAGGATTTAAGCAACGAGGAGTCAGAGTAAAAGACGAATCGGCAAACATACAACCAGGAGAATTTAAAGATGTTGACACACCTGGTGGTAATCTAAAAGATGCATTTGTATTCTTACCTTACAAAGAACCTTCAGCTACATTATTGCAGTTGATGGGAATTGTAGTTCAAGCAGGACAGAGATTCGCGTCCATTGCTGACATGCAGGTTGGGGACGGGAATCAACAGGCCGCTGTTGGTACGACCGTAGCTCTTTTAGAACGTGGTTCAAGAGTAATGTCAGCAATCCATAAAAGACTTTATGTGTCTTTAAAACAAGAATTTAAATTACTAGCTCAGTTGTTTGGTAATTATTTACCACCTGAATATCCTTATGATGTTGTCGGTGCGCAAAGAAATATTAAACAAGCAGACTTTGATCAAAGAGTAGATATTCTACCAGTTGCTGATCCAAATATATT